GTAGCCAAGAACGCTGGCCAGCATCGAACAATCGTAGTGGATGATTTCTCTTTGCTTGTTGAGCAGACAGTTCAGCAGCTTGAGCAGAAACATTCTTTCGGTGACATGTGGCGAGCGTTGCGGCACCAAGTTTTGCTTATGCGTGATGCGGCTAGAACTGCTACGGCCAAAGGGACTCACGTAATCTTCAACTGTCATGAGACTCCACCCAAGACCTCATCAGGTAAGTACGTTCGGGGTGGCCCGAAGTTGCCCGGTCAACTTCCAGAACAGTTTTCTGCGTTTGCAGATGTTGTGGCCCGTGCCCAGTTTGATTCGACTGCGGCCCCATGGAAGTACGTGTTGCGAACTGGCCCAGATGCTGAGTTCGTGAGTGGAGATAGGCTCGCTGTTTTTCCTGACCCGGCGCCTATGAATCTTGCTGAAGCACTACGCTGTGCTGGCTATGATTTCCCCCGCCCGAAAGGCTTAGAGTGGCAGGGA